GACAGTCTCACGAATAGCTTCTGCAGTATGACTAAAGCCCTTATAATAAAACGCCTCTTCAAGGCGTAAGGCTGTAGCAAGATCTGCAGGAGACGATGAAGTAGCTAACACGGTTTTGAACCGCGTTGGCGTAATGTTCACACCTTTGTAGGCATGAAGGCCACATGACTCACGGAAATACGACTGGCTAAAGCTTTTTTCGGCATTGATTTTCATACCAAAAAGAGGCAGATAGTCATAAATCGCTTGTGCACATGCGCGGTGAACAATAATATCATCACCGTACACATACACATCCCGAGTCAACGCATGTGGGATTGAGGAGCTGTCAAGGATAGCGCGTATTAATGAATAATGCACTAATGCCATGACAGGAAAACAAATGGCGGAACCCATTGGCGCGATCTTCTTTAAGGGCATAACGTCTATAAAACGTAACCCTGCGTCTGATGGGAGCTCAACTTCCTCTTCCGAGCAAGCTTCAACAGCACTAAGGAGCTGCTTATTCTCACCGAAGAGGTAGGCTACAAGTTTTCGGGAAATACGATCTGAAGCGGCTGACATATCTATTGTCGCCCACTTTTTGAAAGAACTTCCCTCTAAAGCTAGTAGCTGGTTGACCAGCTGGGACGTAAAATTTACCCTACCCCTTGTTTCGGGGTGGCTTTCGATGCGTTTATACAAACCGCGTCTTATAGCCTGCTGATGCCATTGAAGTTCATTCTCCCCTATGCATATACCTCGCCATTTTAAATTCGTTTTAGGAACAAGTTTAAAACGACTGCGAGGTTCGTGGTCAGAAGCTACATATTTCAGCTTCTTTTGTTTACGTCTACCAACAACCGTGACACCAGGGCATTGAGAAGCCCAGTCACACCTTCCCTGTCTGGGAGGTGCAAAGGGTGGTCGAAACCACTCTTGTGGATTAAACACGTCTGTCAGCTTTGAGTAACCGACCATCGGACGAAAACGATGGGCATGCTTTGTTGGGGTATTTGTTGATCCTGGCCCAGGTCTCGGAATAAAATCCGAGCTTTGACAATTGTCAAAGGGGTTCAGACCACGCGTGATACGGCCAATAATTTTTCTAGCCGCTCGCGCGATATCCCTTGCAGGTTCTATCGACCAATCCAAATTCGAAAGGTCTATATCAGTCTGCACAAAGTCCATAAGCTGCTTACGGATTACTTTTTTGTTTGCGATGCCCTCTAGTTTTTTGAAGGCTGCACAAAATTGGTAAATTAATTTCATGCATTTAATCGCAGTATCTGAACACGGATCTGCATATATCGGTGCAACTAGCCCACTAAGGAAATGTGGGTAGTGTTGACCATGGCGAATTTTAAAGCCAGGGTAGACCGATTTGCCAGTCTCTAGATAGCCAAGTAGGCCGTCAAAGAAGTCTGGTAGGCACTTAGTAGCAAACTGTGTGCCTTCTGCAGCCAATCTACGAGCCACTGTAGAAGTGTCTCTAAGAAAGTCAGCGTTTCCGTATCCAGGATAGATGTCCCTAATATCGAGAAGAAGAGCGTCAAGATAGCGCCTGCAAGAAAGAGCAGTTTCGCTGTCTGAACGTGGAACTCGAGACGACTTTGGTTTATATTTGTCATCTCGAAGAATCCGTTGCCGTTTTGGCCTTTGGGGAGAACATTTACCCCTCTGGCGTTTACGGTTAAATCCTTCTTTTCCGGAGTTGCTATATCCGGGTCTCGATGCACGCCTTCCATAAGGCGATTTGTTGGCTCTTCCGGCGAGGTGGAATTTTCGTCCCATCTTTGCCTCCAGCCAACAGCCCCATCCGGTTTAATTGTCTTGACGGGTTTGTTAGGGTTAAAGAATCTTAGCAACACTTGAAGGAGACGGACTATGGCCGTAATATTGGCCCAGTCCTTCTTGCCAGGCATAGCTAAATCTTGCCTGAGCGAAAGCCGCTTAGAAAGCCACTTTCCTCTAGTGCGTCGATGATCAGATTGACCTCACCTTGCAACTCAGTCGCGGTAAAGCGGCTGTCTGCAGTAACTGTAAGGTTAACAGTTACAGGTTGAAGGTCGTCCGTTTCGGTGTCGG